CCCTGACCCGACGTTCCTCGGGCACTTGATCGTCCCGAACTCTGGCGTCGGCGCGGTCTTCATCGACAAGGGGCAGCCGACCCCGTTCATGGGCAACAAGGGCCGCGTCATCCCGGTTTACGACGGGCCGCAGAACGTCACGGCTGACCCGCTAGAGGCGCTGAGGGTGGGGGACTTGTTGCTTTACGATATGGGCGAGGGCGTCAAAGTTCGCTGCACTTACCGTGGCGATTGCGAAGGTTGGCCGCTTGTCACTTTTGACGCCGACAAGGGCAGTGACCCGCCGCAACCCGTTCGACCGTCTCGCATCTCACGTCGGGACGCCAAGATCAACGCAGTTATGGGAGAGGCGGGGTGAGCGACACAGCCGAACAGCATATTGCGGCTTTGCGCGAGAAACATCCAAACGCAAGCGCGGGGGGCATCGTTCGTCAGTTGATCCTGTCTCTTGGTGCCTATGGCGGAAGCCCGAACCTGCTTTGGCTTCTGAAGGAGATGAGGGCCGAGGCGGGCCGCGCCGACTACGACCGGCAAATGATCCTGTCTGATTTCCGAGACGCAGATCGCGGGGCCGCAGCGGTGGCCGAGCATGACAGCTTTTTGCGCGCCAATCCACACTTGGGAGACCCCGCATGACCCCCGTATCAGAAGCAGTGGAGCGGGTGCAGCGGGAGCTAGACTTGGGCGGCCCACACGCCCTTGTCGCTATGGTGCAGACGCGCGACCTCCGCGCCACTCTCGCAGAGATCGCCCGCCTTTCCGAACAGGTCAGGGAGGCGCGGGAGGCTTTGGTTTATTACTCGAAAGCCGAAGCGTATGGCCGTCGCATAATCTTGAACGTGGAAGTCATGTATGATCGCGGGAAAAAAGCCCGCCAAGCCCTCACCCACATGGAGAAGAATGATGGCCAGTGACTATCGGATTAAGTGCGAAGGGCCTTGGCCTGACTGCGGTCATCCGCGCAGCAAATGCACCGCCAAAGGCTCCGCATCCCCAGCCCCAGCCGGTGACCTGGTGGAGCGGGACACGTGGTGGCGAACTGTGATCGGCGAGGGACAGGCGCACGTCCCGTCTGGCGAAATCCCGTCGATTAAGCACCTTCACCCGCTGACGGTGAAGCCAATCTACGACGCTCACAAGGGCACCGCCGTCGCTGACGTGATTGCGGGCCTGATCTTCGATCTGTCGATCAGCCATGAACGCGAGCGGTATCTGATCGCGGACCTGAACGAACGGCTCGCTGCCGCCGAAAAGCGTGCTGAAAATGCAGAAGCCCGCGCCCTCATCGCCGCCATGCAGCCGGGGCCTGGCAATGACTGACCTCCTCACCGCCCTCCAGTCCGCAGAACGGGGAAGCCGGGAGTTGGATGCTCGCGTCATCGGTTGGGTATCTGGCGGCGCGGCGTCTGCGGTGACGTGCAAGATGGCCATCGCCAAGTATGGGCTGGATCGGGTCGAACTGACCTACATCGACACGGGGTCGGAACATCCCGACACGGTGCGCTTTCTGGACGATCTGGCGGCCTGGTATGGGAAGCCGATCCAGACGGTGCGGTCGGCCAAGTATGAGGACACCTGGGCGGTCTGGAGTGCGCGGCGGTTCCTTCGTGGTCCGTCAGGCGCACCTTGCACGACTGAGCTTAAGCGCGGTGTCCGAAGCGACATGGCGATCCCCGCCGATGCGATCCAGCTTTGGGGCTTCACCACCGAAGAACGCAAGCGCGCTGACACGTTCCGCCGCCACCATTACGGCGAGATGGTCTGCGAGTTTCCGCTGATCGACGCCTCGCTGTCGAAGGCGGATTGCTACGCCATCGTAGAACGCGCCGGGATCAAGCTGCCGGTTCCGTATCTGCTGGGCTTCGACAACAACAACTGCCTGCCCTGCGTGAAGGCGGAGGGGCCGGCCTATTGGAACCGCATCCGCCGCAACTTCCCGCACCTGTTTGAGCGCATGGCGGCGATGGAGCGTGAACTTGGCTACGCCCTGGTTCGCAAGACCATCGATGGAGAAAAGGTCGGCGTCTTTCTGGACGAACTCGACCCGCTGGACGGGGCCGATGACGACACACCCGAGCCGATTAGCTGCGGGATCACCTGCTTCATTGCCGAGCAAAACCTGAGAGACGCTGCATGACCGACTACCTGACGTCGCTTCCGCTTTGGGCGCTTCTGCCTCTGCTGGGTGCCGTGGCGTTCGTTCAGAACATGGCCTTTACCGCCGTGTCTCGATCTCGCAACTCTGCCGATGTGGACTATCACCGCCGCTGCGCTTGGGCGTCCAACGGCGTCTGGTTCGTGACCCAGGTGCTAATCTTCGGCGTGCTGTTCCAAGCCCTGACGACTGGCGACCCGCTCAAGATCGCAGCAGTCGGCATTGTCTACGTCCTCGCTACGACTGAGGGCTCCTGCTTCCAGATGGCCCGGATGCTCAAGAGCGAGACCGGCAAGCGGAAGGTCGGCGCATGACCGGCCATTACATGTTCACCTGTCCGGTTTGCCAGTCCGTTGTGGACTACGGCTGCAACTGCCCCGACCCACAGCCGAGCGACCGTTGGGACGGGCATCCGACCTATGAGGCCGCAATGGCTCACGCCCACGCCCCCACCCCACCCCTAGCCCTAGTCATTGCCCTGGTAAGGGCGAAGGAGGCTGTGTCGTGATTGGAGAGGCCATCAAGCGCACCGTGGACCGCGCCCTTGAAGACGCTGCCAAGCCGGGAGGTCTGATCGAGACCCGCATGAACGAAATTATTGACGACGTTCTGCGCAAGGCCGCGCGAGACAACAAGAAGGTCGCGGGGAAGCTGACGGCGACCGCCTTCGTCTGGCAGGTGGCTTTCGAGTTCATGCGAACTGACCGCAGCATGGAGCCCATGAACGCAAAGGCGCTCGCGGTTTCGACCGTTCGCGACTTCCTGCGCGACGACAAGATCAAGTTCGGTGACCCAGCATATGCCTGGGATCAGGACGCCGCGATCACACTCGCCCGCGAGTGTGAGATTGACCATTGGGAGGCAGCATGACCCCGCCCATGACCAACGACCTGATCGAGCGGATACCCCAGCTCCTCGCCAAGCTGCGAAAACGCTACGGCCATCTCCAGTGGCCGGGCGGGCGTTTGGAAAACCCCGATGGCCCAGAAGCCGCCGCACATATCGAGGCACTGGCTGAACGGGTGAGGGAGCTGGAGGAAGAAACCCACTCCGCATGGTTTGCCGGATACGAGGCGGCTCAGCGCGGCCAAGCCCGAAAGGACAAAGAGAATGACTAGCCTGGAGAAAGCAGCGAGGGCGCTCATTGAGTGGGATGAGGCGCAGCACGAAACCGGCTGGTACGGCTTTGATCCAAACGACGCCATCGACATAGCCCGCGCCGTCCTGCTTGCGGTGAGGGAGCCGGGAGACGATGCGCTTTGGGCTGGGCGCGCGATCAACACGTCGGCCGATTTCACATGGGTCGCCATGATCGACGCCATCCTTCAGGAGAAGGGAGATGGGTGAGCCGGCGAACGATAACCGGGCTCTGACACCGGAGACCCTGGCGGAACGCTGGGGCGTATCAGCGGCGACCGTCCGCAACCTCGTTCGGTCTGGAGACTTGCGCGCCTTTCGCATAGGTCGGCAAATCCGCATCCGGCCCGAGGCCGTGATCGAATACGAGGAACGCCCGTGCCAGAATGGCGGCTCAAACTCTATCGAGGCAAGTACGCCGCCGTCCGATCGCACAACGGTCAGACGGAACGGGTCTCGCTCCGCACCGCCGATCCTGACGAGGCAAAGCGCCGCCTAGCCGACTTCATCGCCAAGCCGACCGGCGAGACCGTTGGCGAGATCGTCGCGGCCTATCTAGACGACAAGGACAAGACCGCGATCCGGGCCAAGGATCTTCGCGGTTCTTGGAAACAGGCCGAGGCCACCTTCGGCCACCTTCGCCCGGATCAGATCACCCGCGACCTGTGCCGCTCCTATCGGGACGCCCGGTATCGACAGGGACGAAAGCCCGCCACGGTGCGGAAGGAACTGGAGGTCGTCCGGGCCGCGCTCAACTTCTTCAAGAAGCCGGGGGCCGTGTTTGAGCTACCGCCGCAGCCAAGGCCCAAGGATCGCTTCCTGTCGAAAGCCGAGGCCCGCCGCCTTGTCACCAAGGCCCGACCCTTTTCGCACGTCCGGGCCTTCATCGTCCTGTCCCTGACCACAGCAGCCCGCCAGTCGGCCTTGCTCGAGCTGACATGGGATCGGGTGGACTTCCGCACCGGCCGCGTCTCCCTGTCCCTTGGCGACGATCTGGACGAGACGCGGAAGCGCCGGGCGAGCGTTCCCATGAACCGCAGGGCTCGCATGTATCTGCAGGCCCTCTACCGCGCCCGAACGTCAGACTATGTGATCGAGTGGGGCGGACACCGCGTTCTGTCCATCAAGAAGGGCTTCCGCGCCGCTTGTGACCGTGCCGGGCTGTCCGGGGTCACACCGCACGTCCTGCGACACACAGCGGCTTCCTGGATGGCCATGGCGGGCGTTCCGATGCTGGAGATCAGCCGGTATCTCGGCCACTCGTCGGTCGGGGTCACAGAGCGGGTCTATGCCAAGCTGCATCCCGATTACCTGAAGGCCGCGTCGGAGGCCTTGGACTGGTAAACCCTAGTTGCTCTCCGGGTCACCTGCCCACTTTGCACCGGATGTTGCTATCGTGTTCGTCGCTTGTTCGCGGGGAACATCGGCGCTTTCGCCAGTTATGACGGCCTTTTCCGGGACGCGCTACTCGTTCACACGGAGTCGTGCGGCTTCGTGAAAACAAGGCGCTAGGGTCGGTCGGCTGGTTCAACGGAACCGGGGATGTAGCTCAACGGGAGAGCGCCTGCTTCACACGCAGGAGGTCGGGGGTTCGACACCCTCCATCCCCACCACCCACGACCGGCCCCGCCTGATCCGACTGATCAGTTGGTGCGTCACGCCGTAGCGAGCGGCTATGTGCGTGTTCTTGTGCCCGGCTGAAATCAAGTCGCGTATCTCGTCAACCGCCCTTGCCGTCAGCTTCGCGGCCGCGTTCCGTTCGCCGCGCTGATCACGCCCGACTGCCCGACCCTTGGCGACCTTGTCGGCCACGTTGTCGGCGTTCGTGCCGAGAAACAGATGCTCCGGGTTCACACACTGAGGGTTGTCGCAACGGTGGCAGACGTGCATCTCACCGGGGCTGACGCCGTAGTAGAGCGCATAGGACAGCCGGTGCGCAGAGACGGTTGTGTAGCTCTTGGTCTTGAACCGGCCATAGCCGAGGCGGCGCTTGGCACCCTGCCATTCCCAGCACGACGTCCAGTCCATCGGCCGCATGACCTTGGGCCAGAACCGTTCCTCCACCCCCAGGCGAAGGTGGACATCGGACAGCACTTCATCAATAGGGTCAGTAGCCATGGCGTCGCCCCTCCTACGGGCGGCTGTGGTTAGGGTCGGCGAGCGTGTGCAAGACGCTTCGTCGGCCCGACATTAGCGGTGTTCGGTAGCCGTTCAAACCCTAATGTTCACCACCTGTTCTGATAGTGGCGCTATAGCCCAACGGAACCAGAGGGGCCGTCACAGACGCATGAAAGCCCCCCGCCCCGGTGAGGGGACGAGGGGCTGCGATCATCTATGTGTGATCAAGGCGGGGCCTTTTGATCACCTATCTGTTGTCAGGCGAGCATCTCGGGCGTCACGACAGTCTCGCCGACTTTGCCGAACCGCTGGTGATAGGTGATCACCGACGTTTGCTGGTTGGCGGGATAGCCGCCTCGCGCTGAGTGGCTGTCGTTCGGTGCCAGGGTCGGGTGTTGCGTGACCCGCATCCCGCCGACGTCCTTCTTGTCCACCTCGTGGTGATAGTGCCCGGCGTGGGCGTACCGCTTCTTCGTCCTGCCCCAGATTTCCGGGTAACGCTCGGCGAAGACGAGGGGCAGGGACTCCAGCTTCTTCATGTGGCCGTGGTGGAAGGCCAGCATGGTCGCGCCCCACTCGTAGGCATAGTAGGGCGTGGAGCTTTCGATGAACGAGACCCGTGGGTCGTTCTCGTAGTAGGGGCGGATGGCCTCGGGAAGCCAGATCCCGCCGCCGATGATATCGTGGTTGCCTTCGCAGTTGATGACCACGACGCTTTCGTGGCGATGCAGGGCGAAGTCGATGATCCGGCGCATGATGCGGATCGCCGCCCGGACCACCTGTTTGTAATGGGCCGCTGTGTCCACGACGTGGCGGCTTGTCGGGGTGACGTTGATCAGGCTGTCGGTGTGGAGGAAGTCGCCAAGCTGGCCGACCACGGCGACCCGCGCGGCCGGGGCAGAGGCCACCATGTGCTCAAAAGCCCGGACGATCAGCCCCTCGGCGATCTCCAGGTTCCAATCGGCCCCGCCCTCTTCGGCCCATGCCCTCATGCCCAAATGGTAGTCGGTGAAAACGTAGAGGTTCAGCAGCGACGACAGGGTGTCGGCGGGAAGGGGTAGCGCCGGCAGACGGGGGAGGTCGTCAGCGGCTTCGCGGATGGCCTCGATGACCGCCTGGTTCTTGAGGTCTTCCGGGCTCTGGCGCTCCCATGTCCGTTCGATCGATCCGCCCGGCCCTCGCTGGATGGTGACCTTGCCCATGCGGTTGCCGGGGGCGACGCCGTGGACGAAATGGCCGGGGGCATAGCCTGCCTTGGCCGCGCGCTTCTTGAGCTTGCCGATGGCGTCGCTGATGTTGCTGACCGCGCATCCCATGGCCCGGGCGGCTTTCTGATGCGTCCCGTGTTCCTGGTAGGCCTCAATGATCCGCAGCTCTCGTTCGGTGGCGAACGACAGGAGCGTCGTGTCCTCCCATATGGGTCCGTCTGCCGTCTCTGCCGGTGTGAACGTCAGGGCCATGATCGGTCCTTGTCAGGGTTCAGATATGACGACGCCCCCGTCGCCGGTTGGGGCAACGGGGGCGCGAGGGGTGCGGAGCGGGGGCTCGACGCGGAGATTGTGCGGGGTATTCTCCGCAGGGTTTGCGGACTAGCCCGGGTCGTGTGGCCTAAGTCGTGCCCACCACGGGCGCTGGCCCTCGGCGATAGCCACCACGGCAGAGCGGCGGGCCTCGCAGACGCGAAGGTCGCCGTCGCCCTGGATGATCGCCCGGCCAAGGTCACCGACCGTTTCCGCAGTCGAGACATCGACGGTCGAAACACAGGGCGTCCGCAGGCTATCGGGGATCTGCACTCCGCTGCTGGCGCACGCGCTCAAGCTCGCGGCCGAAGCCATCAGGAAGCCGCTGATCAGCACCTTGGATTTGATCGACCGCACGTTGCTTCTCCTCTTGTTCGGAGCGGATGATGGGGGTTTGCGTGGCGACGGTATCAAGGGCGTCCACCACGACGCGGGATTGGCGGGCCTGTGCCTCGGCGCGGTCGGCACGGGCGGTCTGATAGGACAAGGCGGCCCAGAACCCGGCGAGGCAGATGGCGACCGCTATGGACACCTTGATCTGCCAGGGGAGGCGGGCGAGGAAGGTCAGGATCGCAGTCATCGGCACAGTCTCCGCAGGATGACGAACACCGCCACGGCGAACACGATGGCGGCGGCGTAGAGGGCGAGCTTGTTGGTCACGACGCCAGCGCCTTCTCCAGATCGGCCATGACGTTGACCTTGCGGCCCTTGGACCAATCCGGGGAGTAGGAAGGCTTCCTGACCGGCCAGATCGTGGTGGTGCCGTCCGCCGACCACTTGCCGTCGAAGAACAGGGCGCACTCGGCACGGCGGCGGGGGATGATCTCGGCAGGGCGACGCCACTGCATGAACTCGGCGCGGGCCAGCTCGATCTTGCCGGCCTTCACCGACTTGACCCACGAGGCCCGACCGATGGCCCCGGTATTGTAGTGGAACGAGAGGGCGGCGGCGTATTGTTCTTCGGTCAGGGGGAAGCCGTCGAAGGCCTCCACCACGGCCGGGGCATACTTGGCCCGCAGGAGCCAGAGATACACCTCCAGCGCCTTCTCCACGGTCTGGGGGTTGTCCTTGTAGCGGGGGTAAACGTCATGGCCGGATGCGTTGGTGACACCGACGCCCCAGGTCCACACCTTCACGCTGTCGAGATAGGCCTCGAGAACGATAGCCTCGTGTGCCAGTAGCTCGGCGGCGATCCGGGCGGTGATCTTGCCGTCGAAGGGCCTGGCCTCCTCCCTCGGCAGTCCCAGCGCGTCGGCGAAGGCGTCACCGGCCTTGACCATCTCGGGAGTGAACCGGCCACCGGGCGCAAAAGGGCGCACGGCAGCGAACATGGCGGCGCGCGTCATGGGCAGGCTCCGATTGTGTGGGGAGGTCAGGCTTCGCGGTTGGACCGCGCGATCTCGATTTCGGCGTCGCGCTTCTTGATGGCCGCGACCTCGGCGGCCTTGGCACCGTAGAGGACGGCCACGCCGCCCCATGCCGTGCCGATGAACAAAGCGCCAGCCGTCAGGTCGAGGCCGAGGAAGACAATGGCGACGGTGGCGATGGCCGAGGACAGGGCGGCGAGGTAGAGGACGGCAGGCCGGGCAAGGTCGCCGAGGGCAGAGACGACACGTTCAAAGCGTGGCGGAAGGGTCATGGCTGGGTTCCCCGGGTTTGGCGCTTGGCGGCGGCGGGCTCGCGCATCCACCGGATCGAGGCGTTCAAGTCCTTGAACTGCTCCACCAGGAAGGCGAGGGACGTCTTCACTTCGGCCACGGTGACCTTCAGCTCGTTCAGGGTGCCGATCTCGGCCTCAAGAGCCTTCACGCGGCTGTCGATGGCCTTCACGGTCCCCTGGAGGATGCCGTAGGCAACAGCGATCCCGACGATGTTCAGCAGGACGCCGATGCACCCGATGACAAGTGCGATCCACGCGGCTTCGTTCATGGCCTAGGTCTTTCGGTCAGTAGCGGGAGAAGTTGAGCAGGACGGCGAGGGTCGCCACCGTTCGCCAGAAGGTCGGTACGCGGTCGACGCCCATGGCCTCCCAGAAGGCATAGTCACCGTGGAGCTTGTGCCAGCGGCGATCTCTGCGGGTCAGGTCGTGGACGACGGCGGCGCGCTTCATGCGATCGATGGGCATGATCCGCCGAAGGACGCGCCGGAACCATTGGGGGCCGCGAAGGCTCACACCGTCCGACCAGAACCCGGCCGGGGCTTCGATGATCAGGCCCGACCCGAGAAAGAACAGCTCGTAGGCCAGAGGTGTGATCAGGTGGATCCCGTCATCGAAAGCCTCGACTTGGGCATCCGTGAACCGGGACACGTCACTCGGGCCAGCCGGTGTTGACGTCGATGGCGTCGAGTTCGGCTTGATCCTCGGCGGCGTCGATTTCGTCTTTCAGTTCCCACGACCGCTGCATGATGTCAGCGCCCCAGATTTGCATCCCCTGGAGCAGGACGGTCGCCGCCTCGGTATAGGTGATGGTGACGGTCTCGTTGTCTTGGGTGCGGAACGTGGCCCCCGCGACATTGCCCGCCCCGGCTTGGACAGCGGCAGAGTAACCGACCGCCGACGTTAGCCAGTTCGTCCGGTCTTGAACGTCCCGGCATTGCAGGGTGTGACCGGCGAGGGGGCCGGTGGCAGGGGTGTAGCCTGCGGAGAACACCGCTTCCCGCTTGGCGGTGACAGCGCGGCTCTTGGCGGCCTTGGCCTCGGCGAGGGTCGGGGCGGCAGGATCGACCACAACCACCCCGGCCTGTTCCCTCGCATCCTCCGAAGCCACCAGAGAGGCCCACGAGATGACGTATTCCTCGCCGTCCACCTCGAAGGTGACGTCTTGGCCATAGGGCAAGGTCTGGCCGTCCTTGGTCAGGATCATGGCGGGCTCCGAATGTCAGGAAGGGGTCAGCCCCAGGCGGAAAAGCCGGACTTGACCGGGGTCAGGAACGTCTCGCGGCCGGTGTTGAGGATCACCTGCGCGTTCACCCGGACGTTGCCGCAGATGAAGTAGGGGCCGGTCAGGCTGGAGAACGAGAACGGCCCCTGCTCGGTCCCCGAAGGCCCGACGCGATACCAAAGCTCTTCGGTGTCCAGATCCACGTCGAAGCCGACGACTTGCCCGGCCCCGAGGTTGTCGACGCCATCGGTCGGTGAACCGGCGAACCAGACGCGCGAAACGCCCGGGGTGATGTTGACCGCCACCTCGATTAGCCCGGACGACGCCGGGTTCGACGTCAGCGACGTTCCGGCAGGCGCAAGGCCAGCGGCCGGGGTGGAGTCCGACGCCCCGCCAAGGGCCGCGAAGGTCACCTCGAAGTGCCACTTGCCGGTCGACTTGGACGTGGTGGAGCGCACAAGGCCATAGCTGGCCGTCCCGTCGCCCGTGGCCGTCCGGTCACCATTCGACAAATTGACCGTGCTGCGTTTGTCCGCCGGGTTCCACGTGGTGACTGCGAAGCCCGTCCGACCGATCGTCACCGCAGGGCGGGGGATCAAAGCACGGTCTCCATGCCGGTGATCTCGAAGGTCGAGCCCCGAACGATGTAGCCGAACCGCGCCTGCGCCCCGAGGCCGGTCGGCATGGTCGGGGCCGCGCCAGGCTTACGGATGGAGGCGTTGAAGGCGAGGGTCCGGTTGTACGTACCGCCCGAGGATTGCTGCAGGAAGGTCAGGATGCCCGACGCGCCGTCCTCCAGATTGGAGGGGACCGCGAACGTCATGTTGGACGTGAGGGTGATCTCGAAGTTGATCCCGGTCGAAAGGTCCAGGGTGTAGGAGCCGCCCGCGCTGATCTGGACGAAAGCCGCGGCGTCCATCAGCCCTTTGGACGTGACGAACTTGGTATCCTCGTCGCCGTCCCTGATCTCAGCCGCCGAGGCCTTGGAGATGGTCACACCGGGAGGGCCGGAGAGCGACAGGGTCCATGCCGTCTTGGTGCCCGAGCCTTGCGTGAAGTCCGACGTGAAGGTCAGTTCACCCGTGCCCGAGTTGTAGGCCGTGACCGTGCCGGCCATGTAGTTGGTGCTCGGTGCCGCCGTGTCCGCCGCCACAAGCCGGGAGCCGACGACCCACGCCTTGCCGGTCTGGGTGGTGAAGGTCTTCGACCCCGTGCCGATGCTGTTCGACGTGGTGGACGTGCCCGAGAAGCCCGCTGCCGCGATGAGGGCATTGAGGTTGGCTTGCGCTGCGGCAATCGCCTCGTTCTGGTCGACGATCTCGTCATTCCACTCGGTCACCAGCCCCGGCAGGGCCCCGAGGAAGGCGTCGGCCTCGCTCTCGAAGTTCGTCGGGTCGTTGATGCTCGGGGCTTGGGGAAGGGGCGTCAGGGCCATGCGTCAGATCTCCTCGAGCTCGAGCGTCGTGAGGGCGTGTTCGGGGAAGTCCAGGTTGATGCTGAACTGTTTGTAGATGCCGAGGATCAGGACGGCCTCGAAGTAGGGGTGGTCCGCGTCGTCCAGACCGGACCAGAGGGCGGGCACGGCATTCAGGTCCGTCCGCACTTCCCGGACCTTGTTGACGATGCCCTTGGGCGTCATGACGCGGGCGATGACCTTGGGGACCGTGCGGCGGGGCGTCAGGCTGGCCTCTCCGGCGAAGTTCCGCTCGATCCGGGAGAAGTTGAGAGCGTCCGACACCGCGTCGTATTGGGTCTCGCCGAGATAGACCGACGTCCCGACCAGCAGGCCGCCGCAGGACACCATCCCCGTCGACCGGGTGAGCGTCACGGTGATGACGCCGTTGGTGTAGGGCGGCAGGTCAAACAGGGCGAGCGACGGAGCCGTCGAGAACGGCTCGAAGAAGTAGTCCCTCCACGAGGCGACGTTGCGGGTCGAGAGGTTGCGGGTCACCGAGTAGACCGGCGAGCCGGAGACTGTGACGGTCACCGTGACGCTGTCGGCCACCAGCCCCACCAGACCGATCGCATCGATGCGCTGCCCCGGGGTGATGACCACGGTCAGTGGCGAGGCCACGATGGTCGCCGTGTTCCGCAGGAGGTCGAACATGGCCCAGCGGTTCGTCGGGCCGATATCCAGCCACTTGGACCCGTCGTCGATGGCGGGCGGGTTGCCGGTGTTTGATCCGACCTGGCTCTCGTACTTGCGGTGGATTTGCGCCGTGGCGGTGTGGGTGCCCGACTGCGACCCCGTCGTGACGATGGGCGCGCCGTCCAGTGTGGCGGAAAGTTGGAACGAGCCTGCCGCCCGGTTGATGACGTAATAGATGCGCCCGGCCGTCAGACCCGTGGGGAGCGCCCCTGTCGTGGTCAGGACGACCGGAGTCCCGTTCGGCAGGCCGTTGGAGGCCCACGACACCACGCCCGGCGAGGCGATGGTGATGGTCACGGCCGAGGATGGCGACCCGAGGATCACCTTGTCGCCGGCCGCATAGGTCGTGCCCGACGCCCACGCCGCTTCGCCGACACCGGGTTCGGCAGCCGTGGACGACGTCAACCGGGCCTCGGTCATCTCCAGGGGAGGCAGGACGCGCATCAGGCGGCTTCCGTAAGCAGGCTGTCACCGTCGCGGGTCACGCGAACGAGGGTCGTGGCGGTCTTCTCCGCAGCGTCGGCGGCCCGGCGGCTGTCACGGCGCATGTCGGCCATTTCCTGCCGCAGCGCCCGGACCTCGGCGGCCATTTGCGCCATGGAGTCGGACCTGCTGACGTTGACCAGCTCGCCCGGAGTGCCCCGGAACATGACCGGGGTCGTGTCCGTGCCGCCCGATCCCCCGACCGTGAACGACCCGCCCGTGGCGAAGCCGGGGATCATGTCGAAGTTGGCATAGGCCTGACGCGCCGCGTTGCGGGTCATGGCGTTCTGGGTGGCAATCCACGCCTCGAACGCGCCGCCCTCGAACGACCCCATGTAGCCGGTCTGGGACGCCAGATAGCGGTTGAACGGGTTGCCGTAGTCGCGGCCCGCCATGTTGCCGGCCTGCCCCGTAGCGAGCCCGAACCCGGTCGATGCCACCGAGAGCGAGGCCTGACCGGCAAGGGCGGCCTGAAGGCGGACGATGGCGTCGCGCACCGACAGGACCGACGTGTTCAGCGTGATCAGCCCGGCGACCGACGCATCCAGAGCGGCAAGCTGCATCTGGGCGTTCGACGCGGTACGGGTCGCGGTGCCCTCGGCGCGTTGTAGCGCGATCTTCACCGCCGAAAGGTCGCGGAGATAGGTCAGGCTGTCCTTGGCGTAGAGCTTGGACTGTTCCAGATAGGCCTGAGACACGCCCTGGAGTTCGCCGAGGGCTTCCTCGTTACCGAGCGCGGCCAGAGATGCCACCTCGTTGAACCGACCCCGGGCAGCGCCGTAACCCATGCCCCCGATGCCGTTGTCGAGATCCAGCGAGCGGCGGAACTCGGCCAGCGACTTGGCGAACGACAGGAAGCGGCTCTCGGTGTCCCGCAGGGCCCCGGCTTCGCGCTCATAGGCCTGCGTCAGGTCCGACCGGGCGGCGTCCACTGCGGACTGTGCGGCCTCGGCGGCGGCGTCGGCGAGTTCACGGGCGGCGTCGGCGGCCGACTGCGCCAGTTCGTCCTGATAGGTGATGACCTGATCCAGCGCGGGGGCCAGATTGATCAGGCTGGCATACATCGCCGCCCCGGCCGCCGTGGACACGTCCAGGCCCAGAACGAGGTCCGCAAAGCCCGTGCGGCTGATATCGGTGGCGATGCCGAGGCGGGTCAGTTCGGCCGTCACCGCAGCCTGGATCGGGGCGATGCGTTGCGCGTCGGTCAGGAAGGCTTCGGAGAAGGCCTGTGTGCCCTCGATGAAGGCGTCCAGACCGCCCGACAGTTCGATCAGGCGCGACCGGGCCTCGATGCTCTCCACCCCGACCAGACGGAAGGCCTGACCAATGGAGCGCAGGGTGTTGTCCACCGCCTCGTATTCCGTGGCGAGACGGGTCAGCGTCTCAAACGCCCCTTCGCCGGCACGCTGGAACCGCTCAATCCCGGGCAGGGCAGCGGCGGCCAGATCGTCTCCCACGGCAGAGAACACGGCGGTCAGGCGCTCGCGGATTTCCGACGAGGACAGGCCGTCGAAACTGATCCGGCCGATCTGGACGTTGAACGCATCAAGCAGGGCTTCCGCCCCTTGCACACCGACCACACCGGCCGCCGTCAGGACGCCCGTGCGAAGGCTGGCCAGCAGGCGCGAGAACTCGCCCGACAGGCCGGAGTCGAGGCCCGTGGTGGTCTCGTTGTTCCGGGTCCGGGTCGAGGCCCCAATCCCCAGGAAGCCGTTGTTGCGCGAGGTGGTCTGGACAATCTGGTACAGGTTGCCCGACACGCCCCGGGTGATCAGGTCCGCCAGCGAGCCGCCATTGAGGGCGATACCCTGATCCACCAGTTCCGTCGTCCGGGTCGTCGCGCCAATCCCCAGGAACCCGCCCGAGGTCGTGGTGCCGAGGCCAAGGCCCGACGAGTTCAAGCCGCCACCGACGCCGAGTTCCCGCGCGATGGCCGTGGTCACGCTGCCGATCTGGGTGTCGATCGACCGAAGGGCCTTCACCATGTCGTTGCTGAACTGGAGGTCTCTGGCCCAATAGCGCTCGGCACGGTCCAGCGAGTTCCCGATGCTGGCGCTTTGAGCCGCCGAGTCGCCCAAGACGGAGCCTCGCCCCTCGTTGGTGGTCGGCAGGGTCGGCGTGGCCGCGCCCCCACCCCCGCCGCGCGCCCCTAGGCCTGCCAAAACGGCAACCATCGCGCCGATGACCGGGAAAGCGAACACGCCCAACTGTTCGAACAGCTTGGCCCCGCCCGCCGCCGTTGAGGCTGTGGTCTTGGCCGTGGATTGAGCCACCTTCTGGCCCGTCTCGGTCCAGCCCTGGGCGATGGAGGCGATGGACGACGCCAGCTCGAAGGCCCGGTATGCCGACTCGACAGCGGTGAGGATCTGATAGCCCGTCGACTTCTCGTCGAAGAACTGCTTCGCGCTGCCGGCAAGGTCGCCGTAAAGCTGGACCTCCATCTGCGCCTGCCTGCGGAAGGCCTTCTCCCGCATCAGCTCGTTCTGGCCCGCCTCTTCAAACATGCGGGCGACCTCGGCACGATAGCCTGTGATGCCAGCAACAACGTCGCCAATGGCCTGACCGCTGCGACCGAACGAACGCGACAGGCTTTCCCCAAGACCTTGGGCGACCTCGTCCATCTCGCGAAGGGCGATGACGGCTTCCTGGATCGGCGTAAGCAGGGTGACCGTGTCGATATTGAGCGGCTGGAGCGTGACGTTGTCCGGGCGATCAAAGACTTGCGTCCGGTCGCGCTCTGCCTCTTCGACGGCGCGGACGCGGTTCATGATGGCGTCGGCCAGCGCGATCTCTTCCTGCGTCCAGCCGTTCGCCGCCAAGGCCGCGATCTGCTGGCTCGCCGTGTAGCGACGAAGCGCCGTCTCGGTCATGCCGTAGGTGTCGGCCTCGCGCGTCAGGCGCTCAATCAGGCTTTCCGACGCCCGGATGGTTGATTGATACTCGCGTTCGGCCTCGGTCATCGCCGCCGCTCGCTCGCGCGTCGCCCGGGTGGTCCGGTTCTGCTGCTGCTCCAGGTCAAGGGCGGCCTGCCGGTTGGCCTCGATGCGGCCGAGGGTGCCCGCCAAGCTGGCGGTCAGGGCGTCGGAACCGCGAGCGGCGGCGACGGCGCGATCTCGCAGCACGTCATACTGACGATTGATCCGGCCGACCGCCGTCGCGGTCTCTTCGGCTGCCGTGATGGCGATGCCGATGGTGGCGTTACGGACGCTTTGCTGCGCCTCCTCGATCTTGACGGCGTTGGCCGACAGTGCGGCCTCGGCTTCTTCGACAGCCCGGCGAGCCGCCGCCAGACCTTGTGTCGCTGCTTCGCCGCGCTGGTTGGGCTGCATGGCCGAGGTCAACTGCGCCCGGGCCAAGAGCCGTTGACCCTCTAGCTGCGCCTCAAGGCCGCGCCGGATTTCGACCGTTCGCGCTCGCTGCGCCATGGCTTCCGCGAGGGTCGCTTGCGCGGCCTCACGCGACGACCGAATGCTGCGCTCGGTGACTTCGTTGAGCCTGACGATTGCGTCGTAAAGACCCTCGGTCGTCTGGGCGAAGGCTTCCTTCGCGCGCCGGGCGTTCTCGGTCTCTCTGGCGTCCTCTCGGAGCTTGGCGATGCCTTCGTCGAGCGCCTGGTTCTGCTCAAACAACCGCGTCGCCATCGTTCCCAGAAGGGCGATACCGATGGTGACGGCAGCGCCCCACGGGCCAGCGAGGAAGTTGCCGACCTGACCAAGGCGGCCGCCCATCTGCGACAGGGCGAAACCGGCCTGACCGAGCTGCTGATTGAACGCCACAATCGGGTTGACGCCAGCCGAAAGCTGCGTGCCGAAGTCGTTGATCTGAAACCCGAGCTGCTGGACACCGGCCTGCGACGACCGGACCTGCTGGGTCAGTGCGAGCGTGCGTCCCTCTGCCCGAGCACTGGCCGTGGCCATCTTTTCCAGCGAGACCGACGCCTGTTCGGCCTGGCGCGCGTCAATGGTGATCTGGAGGTTTGCGACTTCGGTCATGCTCGCCTCCTCAAATGAAAAGGGCGGCTCCGAAGAACCGCCCTCTGGTTGGAACCGGACGCCACCCCGTAAGGCGGCAAGTGCGCGGCTAGACTATTCCGGGATCAAGCCGGGCGCTTAGGCAGGCGGTGTCTGCGTACAGGTCCGCCGTCTCGTATCCTTCGGCGTCGTTGGCTTTCAGATAGGCCTCAGCGACCTTGCGACGGGCTCGGCAAAGCTCGTTTGGCGAACCCTCGGCACGCTGGATGATCTCAAGCTCGCGCTCGGCGTCACGGACAGGATCGGAACAACCCGCGAGGGCCACCAGGAGCCCCGACGCCATCAACAGCCTTCGCATTACCTCGACCCCTTCGACCGTTCCTTGTCCTGCTTAACGCGATCGGCTGCGGCATCAAGATAGGCCCGGTCGATGGCCAGCACCGTTTGGCGCTCCCACGGGTCGAGACGGGTGAAGGTGTCGGCCTCCCATGCGTGGATATCGTGCCTGCTGATCGGGGCCGGGCCGAAGCCCGTAGATCCCCGTGTCGCCGACAGTTCGCAGAAGGCGGCCCACAGGTAACCGCCGTGCTCTGGCATTTGCGACGCTTGGGCCAGCCGTAGCTCGGCTTCGGCGTCGCCCTGTCTGGCCAGAACGTGGAGATGATCCCTCAGCGCCGCCCCGTCTTCTTGTGGGGCGGCAAGTTCGAACTGGTCTCGCGCGAAGGCGATCAGGCTTTCGGCGAGACTGTCGTAAAACGCGACAAGTCGCTGCTCGCCCGCAGGATCACGTCTGCGGCCTCGGGGTTGGACTGAACGAGGCGCAGGGCGGCTGCCGGGCTGAACTCGTCCTTGATGCCGCGCCAGCCGACCAGGCGGGCCGCGACAGCCTTCTGGCCATAGGCGATGTCTTCTTCGACGGTCGTGACAGGCGGGTTGTTCCGGCCGCCCATGGCGCTCGCCGCAGCCGCCGCCTCTTTGCGCCGACGTTCGTTGCTCAGGGCGTTAAGCGCCGCCGTGACCGTCACCGAGTGCACGCTGAGGACCTGGAAGGTGACGACGCCCTCCGAGCCGTCCGGCAGGAAGAAGTGGAACGGGACGTCGATCGGGTTGTCGCTGCGGGCGTCGAGGGCGTCGAGGGAAATGGTCATGGGTGTTGCCTTTCAAAAGGCTGCGGGGGCGCGACCGCCCGCAGTAGAGTTTTCAGGGAAGGGGGAAGCGGGGCGGCTTCGTCGGCCGCCCCGTCAGGGTCAGGCTTGCGCGTCCTGGATGCTGAGGATGGTCTGATCCAACGCCAGCGAGGCACCGCCCGAACCGTTGTACTCGGCGGTGAAGGCATACGTACGAATCACAGTTTTCTCACCATCGTCCGGCGTGTCGGAGAACACCTTCACACGGGGCAGGCTGAAGGCGACGAAGTCCGCGTTGGCTGCGGTGCCGTCCGAGATGACCGCCACGATCTGGATCGCGGTCTGGTTCTCGTAGAGCGCCTGAAGCGTGGCGTCGGTGAACTTCGCGGTGAAGCTGCCCGAGACCATGACCCGGCCGCGCTGCAGGTCCGACGAGACGTTGGAACCGATCTCAGCGTCAGAGGGGGCGATGTTGCCGTCGATAGTCATCTGCAGCCCGGTCAGGGGCGTCAGGGCACCGTTGACGAGGATGCCGCCGTTCACCGCCGTCAGGACCGAAGTCGAAGTCTCTGCGGTCGGGGAGGTCAGCGAGCGCGTGCCCGAGGTCGTGCGGTTCAGGCCGACGAGGTTGAAGTTGGCTTCAGCGTTGCCGGTGGCGGGCAGGTTGATCGCCGCCGAGATCACCTTGACATCGGTGTAGACTTCCGAGCGAGACAGGTCGGCGTACCACTCCTCGAAGGTGAGGTACCCGTTGGTGTGGCCGGTGACCGGGACGATGGCCTTCTTGCCCGGCACGGCGAGCGTGGCAGAGGCGATGGGGCCTTCGGCGACCAAGGCGACACCGTTGAGCGGGCGAACCGTCAGGGCCGTGGCCGTCAGCGAGACGACCAGGCAGTTCTTGTTCAGGTTCGCGGCGTTGAAAGAGCCGGCCGTCAGGCGCACCACGTCACCGGCCTTGATGCCGCCGGTCAGGAAGTCGCCGGACGCGCGGGTGATGGTGAAGGTCGGGCCCGAACCCGCGACCGTGATCGACAGGCCGGTGATCGACGTGGTCGCGGCGAAGTCCTTGCGGAGCAGGTTGGCGAACAGGTCTTCGTACGTTCCGGGCGACAGCAGGGCCGACAGGGCCGCCGAAGCCCGACGAATGCCCGCCGTGGCTCCCGTGGACTGCTGGTGGCTGACGATCTCGTCGGACGAGTAGGTGTCGCGGCCCAGAGTGCCGACGAACGTGCGGCGGCGCAGCAGTTGACCGCCCGAGCCCGTCGCCGGAACGCCGAGACCGGATTGCGCCTTGTAGGCGAGCAGCTTCGAAATGCCTTGTGCCTCAGGCATGGTAGGCTCCTTTCAATGAGAGGTGTTGCCTGAGATCAGGCCTGGATGTTCGCCCGGAAGGGCACTCGAACGGGGACGACGTAGCGGTCGCCTTCGTTGAGGGGCGGCATGATCGCCGGGGTGCCGGAGATCAGAACGGTGACGCCGCTTTCCGTGAGGGTGCGGCCTCTCGGGAAGGCGTCCCGGATCGCTTGGGCGCGTGACATGGCGTCCCCGGCCCCGGCCCCCTGCGGATAGCAGAGGGTCACCTGCATGAAGCCCCGCTCGGTCCACGCGGAGGACATCTCCAGGTTTTCGGGGGTGGCGGTCAGAAGGTTGGCCCGCTGATAGGGCGTGGCGTTGTTCACGGTCGGCGGTTCGCGGTTTTCCCATGCCGTGGCGAGGGGAGACGACATGGCCGCCAGAGCGCCTTCCAGAGCGGCGCGGACGTGGACGATGCTCATGACCGCACCTCGCCAAGGGCCCGCTGGATGAAGTCGTTGAACTCGACCGCCGTCAGGCCGGCGATGCCCTGCGGAGCCTGTTTTGACCAGCCGTACTCAAGCCGCCGGGCGTAGGGCAGGTTGTTCGAGATGTAGTGGATCAGGCCCAAGGCCTCGCCGGTCACACCGGGAAACTGCGGGGCCGGAGCCGGGCTTTCGCTGGTGCCCGTTCCGGGGATGGTCTGGCGGGGCGGGGCGTCGGCCCCATAGAACCAGTTCTGGCGGAAGCGTCCTGTGTCGACAGGCGACCGGAGGATCAACGCCCCCCAGACGTCCAGAACCACCTTGCGGACGACCTGATCGGCGTTCTCCATCGCGCGGTCGGCGAAGGCCCGCACGGCGACCTCGAACGGGCCCGCCACGTCAGCCCTGCCGAAGCTGGAGTGTGTAGATCAACGCCGTCCCGCCCGGTGAGAGCGGCTCCACGGCCTTGACCGTCCAGACCGAAGTGTCGGCGAACGTCACCGTGTCGCCGGTCTGGGGTGCGGTGACCGATGCGCCGGCCGAAGTCTGGGGTGAGAGGATCAGCTTCTTGTCGCCGACCCGGATCAACGTCCCGTCGATCTCGCGGGCCTTATAGGCGTCCTCCACGGCAAGGCAGGACTGCGTCGTCACCTCGGGTGCGCCGTTCGTGGCGGTAGCGGTGTTGTACGTCCCCGGGACAGAGCGGGTCAGGGTGAGCGGCTGGCCGAACTCCGCGATCAGGTCGGCAGCGGTGGCCGCCATGTCGGCATAGAAGGTCACGCCCGGACCACCCGTAGGCCGCCGCCAGCGGCAAGCAGAGGGGCCAGCAGCGTGTCGATCGCCCGATAGGTCTTCGTGGCCCGGCTGTAGTCCTGGTACTCGACCTCGACCGACCCGACCTTCTGGCGCTTCACCATTTGACCTTCGTCGGGGATCAGGGGTCCGGTCGCGGCCCGCAGCGCAAGCTCGGCGCAAGCGTTGGCCACAGCGGCCGGAACCGTGTTGTTCGGATAGTAGGACGGGGAGCCGTAGCTGAAGCCCGCCCGGCCCGGCCCGTCGCGCATCTGGACGTCCGACCGCGGCCAGTCCAGGGCTTGGGTGACCGTGTTGCGATATCCGGCCCAGCGATCGCGGTAGACGGACAGCATGTAGTCGGTCGCCTTGCGGAGGCATTGCTCCCGAACCGCATCGGAGGCCAGGTTCGCCCAAGCCGCGTTGCCCCGATTGGCGTGGTAAGTGGTCGCGGCCGAGAGCGAGACGTAGGTCTCGGCGTCAGCCTTGCCTGTCCCGTCCTCGGTCACGATTGTCATCGGATCAGCCCTCGCCTTGGGTCGCGGCGTTCAGGAGGGCGAACTTGTCGGCCGGGCTGGCGTAGGGGTCGAACTCGACGCCCGCAGCTTCCAGGTCCGCGTTCAGTTCACGGTGCGACAGGCCGCCAGCGTCGTCGTGGGTGGCGTCCAGAAGCTCGTTCAGCGCGTCGGTCAGCTTCTCGACACCGGCCTTGTGGTGGAAGGTTCCGCCGAGCTTGGTGATGCGCTCGCGCAGGGCGTCGGCCTCGCCAGCGGCGGAACCGCCCGGCTTGCCGTCGCGGTCGTGGTCCAGCGGGTCGGCGACCTGCCAACCAGCCTCCTGCCACGCGGCGACATCAACCTCGTCGACCGTGGCGTGATGCGAGTCCGGGAACGCGTCGGCGTCGCGGATCATGGCGATGGCCTTCATTTCGGTCTCCAAGTGTTAGGGGAAGCGAAAGGGCCCAGAGCCTAAGCCCCGAGCCCTCCGGCGGATTAGCCCAGGCCGACCGCGATGAACTCGGGGTTCACCGACTGGAAGCCCCACGCGAGGTGAAGTTCCCAGCTCGTCTGACCGTACTGGTCGAGCTGCGCCAGCAGGTAGGTCAGGCCGCTCTGATCCGAGACCAGGATCTTCTGGATCGTGGCGTTCTCGGGGAAGATCGGCGGGCGCATGATGCCGACGACCGCGCTGCGCTCGAAGGCCAACGACGGCGTGAAGTCGTTGCCGACCGTGATCGCGTCGTTGTCGGCTTCCAGAACGCGAGAGCCGGGAGCGCCGATGCGGAAGACGTTCGAGGCCAGCGTCGAGTTGACCACGTAGCGGTGAGCCGACGTGCCTGCGAAGGTGACGATGTCGCCCGCCAAGATGGTGCCGGTTCCGGTGTCAACGGTGACATCAGTGCCGCCGACCGCAAGGCCGCCAGCCATGTTGACCAAGTAGCCGGAGCCGGTGCCCTTGGTGACGGTCGAAATGCCGGCCGACTCGCGGATGGCGAAGCCCATCTGCGGCAGGAAACGGCCCGAGCGGCGCTCTTCTTCCGAGCCCGCCTGATAGGCGTTCTGGAGGACGCCGAGGTTGCGCAGGTTCAGACCGGCGTTGGTGTCGCAGACGTACTGGAGGTCCGCCAGCGGGGCGCCGTTGTCCTGCAGGATTTTGCGCAGGTTGGTCAGCATCGACAAGTCGGACGCGAACGGGGTCGTGCCAGCGGTGCCGAATGCGCGCGAAGCGCCCCGGCGGATGGCAGCGACGCAGTCGACTTCCGCTTCGTTGCGCAGGGCGCGCATACCCTGGGCCAGCAGTTGGCGGATCCACTCCTGATCGGTCGTGCCGTTCTGGAGCGACTGCAGTTGCTCGCCGGTCAGGTTCCAAGAGACCTTGCGGCTCTTGGTGATTTCGACCTCGATGTTCGAGGCGATGGCGTCCGCGCCTTCCGGATTGGTAGCACCGGGCGTGAAGTCAGCGCCAGCGCGGGTCGGCGCAACGGGGACGCGGACCTTGTCGCCACGGGCCACGCCCTTGTCGTCGAAGGACATGTTGATTGCGCCCAGAGCGGCGGTGGGTTCGGCGGCGACCTCCTTGGCGGCGCTGTACGCGATCGGCTGGAGGGCGGTCAGGGTGTTAGGCATGGCTGCGAAGCCCTTTCTTTCAAATGGGGGAGGGTGGTCTGGGTTTTCGGAGGGGTGCGGCTTGACCTAGCCGCGCAGGGAGCCATCCGGCCCAGGCGCTCTCCCCCATCCGAGGGAGGGCAAAGATGCTAGTCGGGAACGACCTGGAAGCCGGCCTCGCCCATCTTGGCGGCGCGCTCGCGCGGGGGCAGGGCGTTAAACGCCGACTGCTTCATGGTCTTTCCGCCGCCGACGCTTCCGGGCTGCTGGGCACCGCCGCCGCCCTTGATGTCGCCCTTGAGGATGGCGTCACGGGTCGGGTGGCCGTCGACCAGGATTTCCAGCGCCTCGTCGAAGTCGGGCAACTCGCCCGGCCGGGCGCGGGAGTAGATGCGGTTGCCGTCCTGACCGTAGGCAACGACCTTGCCGTCCTCGATCTTGAACGCGCCGCCGAACTTGGCCTGAACGAAGTCGGCCGGGATGGCGACCTTGTCGGCGATGAACTTGGACCGGGCGAAGGCTCCCCCGATCTTCTCGGAGTAGAGCGAGCCCTCCAGCTCGGCGGCGCGCTTTTCAGCGGCGTCCAGCTTTGCCTGGAAGCTCTGCGAAATCTCGTTGCGGACCTTGTCCACCTCGCCAGCGTCGATCAGCTTCTTCTGGTCGATCGACGTGACGGTCTCCAGCGCCTTCCTGGCGGCCACGGGATCAGTGATGCCCTCGAAGGCCCGGAGCTTGCTCTCGGCGGCTTCCTTGGCCTCGCGGTGACCCTTCGCCTCCGCATTCAGGCGGGTGATGGTGTCACGGGTGCCGGGCGCGTCGAACGCAACGACCTTCCCATCGGTGTCCTCATAGACGGGCTTGCCGTCCTGGACCTCGGCATAGGTCTTGCCGTCAACCTCTACGGTCTTGAGCTTCATGGTGGTGGCTTTCTCGGTCATCCGACCGTGGCTGGCGGGCTATCTGGCCCAGGCGCCCCGCCGATCCCGGCTGAGAGCATGAAAAAACCCCGATCCACACGGAACGGGGTTGGTCTTCTCGCCAGTGGCGGGAATGTCAGACGACGATGCGTTCGCCGTTCCGATGGCAGGCAGCGCAGATCAGCGCCTTCGTCCCGCCGTGGGTGGTTCCGTTCGGCCGGCGCATGACGCCGATCCGGGTCTCGATGGTCTCACGCCCTCCGCATCGGGGGCACTGGATGACGTCGCCTGGGTGCGACATGGCTTTGATGCGAGCACGGGAGGCCGAGACGGGATTTCCCGCAACGGGTTCGGCAGGCACCACGGACAGGTGAGACGGGCGCTTCACCCGGCCTCTATAGCCCGGCGCGGCGGAATGCCGAAGCGTCTCTCTCTCGAAGCTGGTCCAGCGTGAGGAAGTCGCCACGCGGGCTGTAAAGTTGATCCGGTGACAGCCCGCCCTGACGGATCAGGCGACCGCGCTCCGGGCCGAGGATTTCATCCTGACGCGCCGCGCTCTGACGGCCCAGCCATTCGGAGTAGGTGAGGTCGGCCGGCACCTGGCCGTCCATGCTGGCGCGGGTGGCCGGGCTGATCTCGTCGATGTCGAGGCCAAGCTCCCGGAACGAGCGGGTCACCGGCACCGAAACCGAGCGGCATCCGAAGTGGAGGCGGCCGGGCCCTTGAAGCCACGGAACCTTGTGGTCAATCGGCTTGTGGGCCTCGTCGGCGGTGTAGCGCAGCCCGTCCCTGACGCGGCACATCGGTGACGTGCGGCTGTCCAGAGTGGCCACCCAGCGCACCGCCTTGATGACGTCGGAGTTGCCCCGATAGACCTCGTCTCGGGCCGTCGCAGCGGTGTGAGAGAGAGCCGTCCTGACCATCGTCTCGACAGACCGGCGCGAGCGATCCAGCAGCCCGTCCTTGTACTGTTTGGCCCTCGTGCCGCGGATGCCCCGGATGATCTCGTCGGTCGTCTTGCCTTCAAGGAAGCCGAGCCGGATCGCATCCCGGACGGCCTTCATTCGACCCGTTTCGCCTGACGCCTGCCAGTCCCGAAGTAGCCCCCCCTGAAACGGGCGCGACAGGGCGGCCGCATAGGCTTGGGCCGGAGCGACCCGGTTGAAGACGATCAGCGCCCGCGCGTCAGCCGGAATGGCCGCCTGGAGCGTCCTGACCTGCCAGTCGGCCTCGTATCCTGCCAGAGCCTCCATCTCGCCGGGGAGCGCCCCATAGGCGATCCGGTAGGCGTCGGCGTTGAGCGCCCGGACTGACGAAAGGATGGCCTCCAGCCGTTCGATGGTAGCCTCTGCCGGTTCGATCCGGGTCAGCGCCTCCGCGATCCGTGCGACCAGGTCGGCGTCGGCCCGGTTCAGCAGGGCGATGATGCGACGGACGACTCCGTTGGCGTACCGCTGGAGGTCGTGGGCGTGATCAATGGCCCGGTCGAGAAGTCGCTCGTTGACGTTCGGCACGGGTCAGTCCCAGCCGCGAAGCGCCGCGATCTGATCCAGCATCCATCGCTTGGCCAAGTCGAGGGTCGCCACAGCTTCTGGCTGCCCTTCGCTGGACGCGACATAGATGGCCCCGTCCTTGTCGACGCCGACGACGACTACCGAGTCCAGTTTGGCCACGGCGCCGGTCAGGACCGCGTCGGGTGAGACGGTGATACCTTCGCCAATGACACGATCGCCGCCGATGCTGATGACGTTGTCGCTCAAGCTGCACCGCCTTCAACCGTCCCCAGCGCCGGTCCCTGATCCGCGATGCGGTCCCGCTCGGTGGCGTAGTCGACTTCCGCCGAAAGCTCGCCGCGCCGCTTCATCTCCGAGATGGTTGTTTCGTCCGACAGCAGGCCGGACTGGTTCATCGAGAGGATCAGCTGGGCCGAGGCCGATTGCAGCGTCGCCGCGCCGAAGTCCTTGAACAGCGAGACGTGGCCACCGCTCGGGAGCGAGGCGTAGTCGGCCATCATCTGCAGGGCCGCGTCGATGCTGTCCTCGAAGTCCTCGACCATCCGTTGAAGGTCGGACTTGTTGGCCTCCGCATCGTTGGCGGCTTCGGTCGCGCTACGGTCGCCCGGCTTCTTGACCAGCAGTTCGGCGCCCGCCTGGATCATCTGTTCTTCGAGGGCCTTGAGCGAGTTCTCGCCCGCCCCGATCGCATTGCCCGAGTGCTCGACCCACTTGAGGTCGGCACCCTCCGGGGCCTGTACCGCCGCAGAGCCGCCCACGGTCAGCGAGGTCTTCTCGTCTCCTCCGCTGAGGAACAGGATCGGCACCCGCGCGACGTGCAGGATGTTGTCCTGGTCGCTCTGGGACTGCCAGTGCTTGACGTTCAGATAGGCCAGGTCGATCAGCGGCGGCTCGCCGTGCATCAGGCCGCAGCGGCGACCATAGATCGGCACGAACGGGATGTAGGCCAGGCCCGTCGTCCCGGCGTCGATCTCGGCCCACTCGGCCTTTCCGGCGTCCTTGGTCTGCTTCTCCAGCACCCGGAACGTGCCGGGCTCAAGGATGCGGACGCGCTCGACCTTCTTCTCGCCGAAGTCGCCATCCGGGATCGTCGTGTTCTCGCTGATCCGAAGCTGGACCAGTCGACGGGCGCCGGCCTCGCGGCTGAAGCGCCAGCCGAGGACCTGGTCGTGCATGACCCGAACGAAGTAGGGCCGGATGCCGAGGCCGCGCTGTTCCTCTACGGTCAGCGGCCGGAGACCAGGAGGCGGGGCCTTCGGGCTCTCCACGAGGATGCCGGCCAAGCCATAGAAGCCCTCGGCGAACATCTCGGCGCAGAAGGTGTGGAGGTTCACCCCCTCGCGGTCGATGTCCTCGGCCCATTCCTCGATCTGGTCGGGAACGTCCTTGTCGAGCGTCACGGCCTTGGAGAACGGCTTGCCTGCCATGACCGACACCGTCCGGCGATAGGCCGGGAACAGCGTCGAGGTGTTGAGCCGCGCGGTCCAGGCGTCTTCTTCCTCGTTCGGCCACTTCGGCAGGAAGGTCTTGCCCGCCTCCCGCATGGCCGCCGTGCCCTTGGTCAGGGCCTCCAGCATGGGGTGAGCCTTCGCCATCTGTGAGGCGGCGGCGGATCGTTCGTTCGCCTCCATACGGCCTCCTAGATGCGAAGGGGGGCGACCCGGAGATCACCGCGACGCTTGATCATCGGCTCCAGCGCGTATCGCAGCGCGTCGATGAAGTGGTTGTTGGCGTCCAGGATGTCGGGCTTGATGTCGCCCGAGCGGGGATCGACCTTGTAGCTGTAAAGCCGGGCCTCGCGGGCGGTCTGCGGACAGTCCGGGTGGATCACGACCCGCTCAAACGACCGGATGAAGGCGACGCCGTCCTCGACGCTGCCCTTCCACTTCTCGACCGCCTTGATCCTCGGCAGGCCGTGGCGCGTCAGGTGGCTGATGCTTTCCGGCCGGGCGTTGTCGGCACGGGTGACGTGCTCGGCAAAGCCGGGGATGCGATCGCAGATGAAACGGCCGGTGTCGTCCAGCTCCAGCTTGGTCTTGCCCGCCTCGTTGCGGATGTAGAGCGTGCGGCCGTGGATGTAGGCCCGGACGGCTGCGGTCGGATCCTGGGCGAAACCGAAGTCGAGGCCCTGATAGGGCCCGTCCCAATCGGCACCGACCTCAAACTCCTCGACGAAACACTTGCCGGCGAACACCTGGGCGTCCGTCAGGGTCAGGAACTCGCCTTCCCAGACGTGGTCGTAAATCTCCGGCCGTAGCCGCATATCGTCCAGACGGTCGCCGTTCAGCTTGGCCGGAAACCACGGATTGTCCGACCAGTTGACCGTCGTGACAATGACGTTCGGATCAGGCTGCGCCACGAACCGCTTGTGGGTCGCGCTCTCCGGGCTCTCCGGGTTGTAGCTGATCCAGTTCTCGGCGATCCAGCCGTCACCCTCGGCGCGAAGCGTGGGGATCAGCTTGCGCCAGGCCATCTCCGAGACGTTCTCGGCCTCGTCCGTCCAGTTCCCAATGATCCGGGCCTTGGACTTGATGCTGTCGAGGTTGTGACGAAGCCCGGCGAAGGCGTAGCTGATCCGGCGATTGCGGGTCCGGATGTACTTCTCGCCGACGTCGAAGTAGGCCGCCAGCCAGTCGATCGACCGGATCGCCGCCTTGATCTCCTCCATCGAGGACTCGTCCAGCGAGTTCAGATGCTCCCGGCTGGCGAGGAACACGCCTTCAACGCCCATCTCGGCAAGCTGGTAGACCCGAAGGGCAGACCGGAGCGCAAGGCCCCTGGTTTTTCCCGATCCGCGCCCGCCCTTGAAGACCCGCGTCCTCGCCGGTTTGGCGAAGTTGCGCGTGATCTTCGGGATTTCCTCAATCGTCGCCCGCATCAGGGGCCACGAACTCGACCACGCTCGGCATCAGCGTCATGTCGCCCTCGACCTTGGCCTCAACCGAGGACAGGCGCGGGTGGACAAAGGGGGCTGCGGCCTTGGCCGCTTCGAAGCGCATCGCTACCGGCTGCTCGTCGTCCCGCAGGACCGACAACATGTAAGCCAGCGGCGTGATGCCTTCAGCCAAGGCGGCCTCGGCGATCTCGCGCGTCTTTGTGGTCAGAGCGCCTTTCTTGCGCCCAGCGCCGGGGCGCGCACCGCCTCGGGCCATGTTTGATTTCCTTTGATTGTTTTCGGGCCAGCTTTGAAAAACCGGCCAGATACGACAAAGCCCCGCGCTCGTAAGAGCCGGGGCCTGTCTCCGGACGCGCGAAGCGCCTCTTACCCTTTTGATAGGTCGATTTGCGCGGAAACGTCAAGCCGCCTCTCGCCTGGGAAGCAGCCTGAACGCGACGCTGGCCATGTCAAGGGCAAGGCGCAGTTCGGACTCCATCACCAAAACGGCGCGATCATCGCCACCGGCCAGTTGGCGAAGGTTCTGGCCTTGGCCGCAAACCGCCTCGATGACTGATGACAGGCGGGTCGCGCCGGTGGCCTGATCCAGATGGTGGTGGACGGCGCGGATCGCGTCGGCTGCGTTCTGCTTATCGAAGGCCCGGCGCTTGATCTCCTCGATGGTCGGCTCGATGCCGCCGCCCCGATTGTCGTTCGCGCTTATGCGAAGGTCGTCTTTCTTGGCCTGGGCGTATAAGTCCGCGTATCGGTTGCCCGTCGTGATCTGAGCCCCGCTTAGGCGGCGCTGCTTGCGGGTCGTGAGCCATACCCATCCGTCGCGGGTTGTGCCCTCGTGGGCTTTGTCGGTTTCAATCCCGCGACCAGCCAAAAGCCGGGCCTGCTCTGCGCCGGCACAAGCCATTTCCTCGTCGGCCAAACGCTCGGCATAGTCCGCCAGCTTGCGGTCGATCAGGTCCATGTCCTCCCGCGCCTGGTTGAGCATCCGCAGGGCGATGTAGTTTTCGGCCTTGGCCAACGGCCCGGCCTGATGGGCACCCGGCATGGCCTCGACCCGGGCGCGCAGGATCTCGGCTCGCTTCTCCAGCTTCTTCCGCTCCAAGGCGGCCTTGGCGTTCGTGTTGGCGGTCAGGCGGGTCATGCGGCTTTGTCTCCGGTCTGGCGGGGGAGGTCGTTGGCGGGGCGGATCATGCGTCCTGATCCGGCAGGCCATATTCGTGGCAGTCGCGGCAGACGGTCCCGCCCTCGACCTCAACCAAATCGTCATGCGAGGCCACCCAATGTCCGCAGCCAGCTTGGATCGGCTTTTCTTCGGTCCATTCGTTCATGCTGCTTTTCCTTGGACAGCGGGGTCATTGGCGGCGTGTGGATGATAACCAAACTCGGCGAGAATGGCGGCAGGAGCCGGGCACCCTGACGCCCCAGGCCGAGGTCCGAGCGTGTCGGGCCACCAGCCTTCGTCGCGGTGAAGCGAGAGGGCCGAGCGCCAGCGAGCGTCGTCCCACGCGCTGCTGGCTGGCTTCTCCGGCTCGGCAAAGCTCTGCCAGCGGTCGTTCTCGATCAGGCGGTGGATGCCCTTGGCGTGGTCCCCGGAGTAGCTTGGCGACGCATAGGCCGCCCGCAGCCCCGCAGCCACCGCGCCAACCGAATGACCGCGCCGGAGCGCGGAAGTCAGGGATCGGTTGACGTCGGCTTTGCTGGACCGCTGCCTGGCTAGGCGAGGGGCGTCGTTCCAGATCGCGTCAACTTCGTCGGGTGTGGGTGTCCGACGCGCTTTCGGCGCGACGGACAAAACAGGTGACGGTTCTCCTGACGGTTCCTCTGACGGTTCAAACGTAGTGAGCCCGGAAATCTGTTCCGGTTGGATCGACGTAGATTTCCGGTTGGATGTGCGTGGATTTCCGGTTGGCCTTGTGGAAGCTGCTTCCGGTTGGCCTTCCGGCATTTCTTTCCGGTTGGCGCTTGCAAAGGCGACCAGCCTGATCTCGTCAGACGTTCGCGATCCATCCCGGCGCTGGCGGTGAACGCGGGCGATGACGCCGCGCTGCTCGAACGCGGTCAGGACGGCGCGAACCGTGCGATCAGTGCAGGCGGCTTGCGCGGCGATGCTATCCTGCCCCGGGAAGCAGACACCATCGCCGTCTGCATAGTTGGCGAGGACGAGGAGGATCGCTTTCTCTGTCGGGCTCTTGACGTCAAAGCCGAGCGCCCATGTGATCGCCTGGACGCTCATTGCACCCCCCTCCGGTCACGAATGGCCGAACAGGCGATGTCGCAGTGCGTCTCGACCTCTCCGGTCGGGCCGTTGTTGTTCTTCTCGACCAGCCACCAGAGACGACGCCGGACCTTGTCCAGCTTGGTCTTCCACTCCATCATGGCCTCGTGGTCGCTTTCGTCCTCGGGGCGTCGGCAGTAGTATTCCGGGCGGTAGAGGAACATGACCAAGCGGGCGTCCTGCTCAATCTCACCAGACCAGCGGAGGTCGGACAAGCTGGGGCGCTTGTCGGCATTGGTCCGGGCTTCCACCTGGCGGGATAGCTGACACAGGGCCACGACGGGCACGTCCAGGCGCTTGGCCATCTCGGCGAGGGATCTGGAAATGTCACCGACCTCGGCGACCTTGTTGCCCTTCCGGTCCTGATCCGCCCGGGCAATGGTCAGGTGGTCAACGATGATTGCCCCGGGGGTGATGCCCTTGCGGTCCCAATCCCGGATCGCGCGGCGGGCGCAGGACTCCATCTGGCCAACAGTCAGGCCGGGCCGGGCGTCAAACAGCAGGGGCCATGACGCGACGCGGGCGGCGGCGTCCTCCAGCCACTTCCATTGGTTGGCGTCCAGTTCGTTCCGGTCGGCCTTGAAATACGTCGGGTTGGTCGTCTCGCCGCTGTAGATCGGCGCATCGGGGTCATAGGCGAGGTCACAGGCCATGCGGAGGCCCAGAGCTGTCCGGGGCATCTCCATTGAGAAGAACGCCACGCCATTGCCCTGTGAGGCCAGCGAGCGGGCGACGGTCAGGCCTGCCGAACTTTTCCCCATAGCAGGCCGCCCGGCGATGATCTGCATTTCGCCGCGGCGAAGGCCCCCGGTCAGACGGTCAAGCTCAATCAGGCCCGTGGGAAGCTCGATCCGCCCCGCCTTAGCCTTGGCAGTGACAACGGCCTCGCCGATAACCTCGTTGACCTTCGCCCATGCAGTGCGGTCGGTTCCGGCGTTGGCCAGCTCCGAAAGAGCCCGTTCTGCGGCGATGACGTGTTTCGTAGCCGGATGGTCAGGATCGGGGGCGTCCTTGATGATCTCGCCAGCAAGGCGGATTAGCTCGCGCCGTGTGGCCAAGTCGGATATGGTCTCGGCATACTCCGGCGCGTTGGCCCCTGGGGGAGCCCGGTCCATCAAGTCGGCGAGGTAGCGCAGACCGCCGAACTCTTCGGACGCCGGATCATGTCGGAAGCGGTCTATCAGGACGGTCGGTTCGGCAAGCTGACCGGCGCGGATACGCTCGGCGATAACGTCGAACAGGCGTTGGTGGAATGGCTCATAGAAGTGCGATCCGCGAAGGCCGGAGCCGATGCGGTCGAACACGGCGTTGTCGAACATCAAGGCCCCAAGCAGGGCTTGTTCGGCTTCCAGATTGTGCGGAAGTGCGAGGGGTGCCGGTGTCATGCCGCCTCGCTGTCGTTGGCGGGGTTGGCCAGTTTGGAAAACGCCTGTTCCGCCCGCGCCCTTGCACCCTTGGCGATGATGGGCTGGACGGCCTTGGACGCGATGATGGAAGACGCCAACGCGGCGTCGGAATGCTCGGTCAGGGCGGCGCGAATGGCGTCCAGAGCCCCTTCGCAATGGCGGACGCGGTCGGTCTCTGCCACGGCTTTTATGGCGGCCCGGGTGGACAGATAGCCCTTCAGGGTCACCTTCGCGTCACGGGCCTTTTCAGCACCGGAGCGGCGGTCCTTGTCGATCCTGGAGATGATGGGATCAGCGGGGTCGCGTCTCATGCGGCCACCTCCGCTTGCCGCTGAGTTGTCCCGGAACCGAAGCACGTCATGCAGTGATTATCCCACATGCTCCGCTTCTGTTCATTGACCGGCGTGTTCATGCGGCCCTCCGCAGAGAACCGCGACGCTGCACGGTATAGTGACGCCAGCCCTTGCCATCTGGCCCGACCCACACGGTTCCGTGAGGAGTAATGACGGCGCGGGGGAAGCCGCCCTCGGCAAGTGTCAGGCGAACCAGCGCAGCGTCGTCATTGAGGGTGACCGGCAAGACCTCCCGCACGTCTGCCATGCGCTCGGCATCGGGCTTGTCGCTGCGAGGGCGCACCGGGATTTTACGTTCCCGGCGCACCTCAACCATGCGAACGGTGCAGCTTTTCGTGGGCCGGTTGAGCGCCGCCGCAATGCCCTCCCAGGACACGCCCTCGACATACAGTCGGGCGAGGCTGTCGGTTTCGGCTTCTGTCCAGAAAGCGCGGGTCATCGTGCCCTCACCGCCTTGGAGCCGACCAGGACCACAGCGTCGCCTTCGCTCACGGGTTCGTCGGTGTGGAAGGGCAGCGGGTTGTTCTTCACAAAGACGCGAGGCTTGCCGTCGCGGCCGACATAGGCGCTCTCCACGATGTAGGTCTGGCGGTTCATTTCACCCTCAGTTCTGCCCGCAGCAGGGCCGTGGTGGCGTCCCGCAAGGCGGCTTCATGTTCATGGATGGATCGGGTGTCGCCACGGACGCGGGCACGTCTCAGCGCGTCCTTGGCGGCGCTGCGGCGTTCAAGGGCGACGATCCGGGCGTCGGGGCGGGAAAGCAGCTTGCGGACAAGGGCGATCACGCGGCCACCGCCTTCCGGGTGCCGAGGGCGTTCCAGCGGGCGATGTCGGCCTGATCGACGCGGTTCTCGCCGTATTG